ACACCCACGAAACCATCGCTTTGGGCTTCTCGATCACCGAAGAAGCTGTGGAAGACAACCTGTACGACAGTCTGTCTGCCCGCTACACCAAGGCTTTGGCTCGCGGTATGGCTTACCCCAAGCACGTTAAAGCTGCTGGCGCGTTGACCACTGGCTTTGCTGCCACCCCCCTGGGCGGCGCCGGTCTGTCTTTGTTCGGTAAAAACTCCAGCGGTACTCGCGTTGGTCATACTTTGGTTGGCGGTGGTGTGAACTACAACAGCCCAACCACTGGCGTTGACTTGAACGAGACCTCGTTGGAAAACGCTACCATCCAGATCGCTGCTTGGGTGGACGAACGCGGTCTGCTGATCGCTGCCAAACCAGTCAAGTTGATTATCCCTCCATCACTGATGTTCGTTGCCAAGCGCTTGCTGGACACCGAACTGCGTGTGGGTACTGCTGACAACGACATCAACGCGTTGAAGCAGTTGGGTACCATCTCTGGTGGTTACACTGTCAACAACTTCTTGACCGACACAAACGCTTGGTTCTTGACCACAGACGTTCCAAACGGTTTGAAGCACTTCGAGCGTTCTGCTTTGCAGACCTCCATGGATGGTGATTTCGACACCGGCAACGTGCGTTACAAGGCCCGCGAGCGTTATTCGTTCGGCTGGTCCGATCCATTGGGTATCTGGGGCTCTTCGGGTTCCTAATACTCCGGTATGTAAAAAAGGCCCTTCGGGGCCTTTTTTATTGCCTGCTTGACTTTCGTGCGGCATCGTGTACATTACCTGTTACTAAGTCACAGGAGCCGACATGGACACCACAAACCTACCCAAGACCCGTGCGGAAGCCCAAGCCTCCGGGGCCAAGTACTACTTCACCGGGGAGCCTTGCAAGCACGGACACATTGCCCCGCGCAAAACCAAAGGCGCATGCGTGGAGTGCTTGAAAGCGGAATGGCAGGCGGCAGCAGAAACACGCGCCGATTACTTTCGCCAGTACAACCAGCGGGAGGAGGTCAAAGACAAAAAGCATGCGTGGTACCAAGAAAACCGCGAACAGGTTATCTTGTCTGCGGCCACGCGCCCAGCCCACGTTTTAAGAGAGTATCGAAATGCGTGGAAGGCGGCAAACAAAACACAGGTGCGTGCCGACACAAAAGCACGGAGGCGCAAGCACCGGGACGCTACGCCTGTTTGGCTTAGCCGCAGGCAAAAGTCCGAGATACGGCAGCTGTACCAGATCGCTATCACCATGACGCAGACAACAGGGGAGCAGTATGTGGTCGACCACATCGTGCCGTTGCGCGGGGAAACTGTTTGCGGTTTGCATGTGCCGTGGAATCTGCGGGTCATCACGCAAGAAGAAAACTTGAAAAAATCGAATAAGCACGTTGACCACCCAACAACAGAGTGATATATTGCAATCAATCCCGGACTTTCCGGTGTATCTGACGGCTCCGGGCCGACGTCATGCAGACAGATACGCCTTAACCGCATGAGGAATAAATCATGGCTCAAACTACCTTCCAAGGCCCAGTTCGCTCGTTGGCTGGCTTCATCACTCAAGGCCCCGCCACTGTTGTCAACTTGGCAAACGGCACCAACACCGTGACTCTGGATGTCGCCACATACGCTGGCAAGACTATCCGCACGAACGATGCCACTCTGGTCATCACCTTGCCCGCCATCAACACCACAGCCAACCCTGTGACTTCTGGCCCCGGCCAAGACCCCAACACCGTGAACAACGTGGGCACCAGCTACACCTTCGTGGTGGAGACTACTGCTTCCGCTTGGGCTTTGAAGACCAACGGCACCGACAAGTTCATTGGCTCGATGGTGATGGTTGACACTGACAGCTCCGGCGCAGTGACTGCTTTCGCTCCCGGCGCTTCTAACGACGTCATCAACTTCAACGGCACCACCACTGGCGGTATCGCGGGTTCGACAGTGACTGTGACTGTGTTGGCTGCCAACAAGTACATGGTGACTGGCGTGGCTCTGGCCTCTGGCTCTGTTGTCACCCCCTTCGCTGACGCTTAATTGATCTCAGGGGCTTCGGCCCCTGCTTTACAGGAGATTGATTATGACGATGCAAACCGATGTCAAAGCCGTATCGTTGGCAGCTTCTGGCGCAGTCACAAACGGTCGTGCGCGTTTGCGCGGGATCGTGATTGAGCCCGGCAGCTCCACAGGCAGTGTCATCATGAAAGATGGCGGCTCCAGCGGCACCACACTCATGACGCTGAACACCGTGGCAAACGGTGAGACATTCAACGTCCTGATTCCAGCCGAAGGCGTGTTGTTTGCAACGAGCATTTATGCCACGTTGTCCAACGCGAAAGTGACGGCTTTCTATGCCTAAGACTCCAGCATGGCAACGCAAGGAAGGCAAGTCCGAGAAGGGCGGCTTGAACGCGAAGGGACGGGCCTCGTACAACAAGGCCAATCCCGGCAAGCCCGGCTTGAAGGCTCCTCAACCAGAGGGCGGCAAACGCCGCGACTCTTTCTGCGCCCGGATGGAAGGCATGAAGAAAAAGCTGACCGGAGAGAAGGCCAAGAAAGACCCGAACTCCCGTATCAACAAGAGCCTGCGGGCTTGGAACTGCTAAAGGCTTTTGTATGAAAAAACGCAACTTCAACAGTGGCGGAGATGTTTCTCCAGAAGAGAAACTTGAGAAATACATAAGCGTGCCCCGCCAGACCGTTGGTGGGCGGTACCCTGCCGCGTCCAGCAAGTTACCTGCTGCCTCAGCCGCCGCACGTCTTGCTGAGGGCAAAGAGCCGATGCCAAACAGCATGCGGTGGTACGCCAACGACGAGATTGAGCAAGGTAGCAGCTTACGGCCATTTGCCAAACAAGTGCTGGCTGACGAGCGTCAAAAAATAAGCGAACTCGCCGATCAGTACAAACGCGAAACTCGTGGTGTAAAAGACAAGAGCTTGCGTGGCAAAATCCGTGAAGCGACTGGCATGAAGAGCGGCGGTTCGGTTGGCTCCGCTTCAAAACGTGCTGATGGTATAGCCCAGCGCGGCAAGACCAAAGGTCGGGTGTGCTGATATGTCAGAACATCACGACAACATAAAAAACGTGCTGGACGTTGTGGCCGTGTTCACAGCGCTCGGCTCTTTTTTGGAAGTGATTACTCCTGTGTTTGGGCTTATTGGCGCTATTGTTGGTGTCATGCGTATTTACGAAATGGCTACCGGCAAAGAGTTTCACACGCTTTTTAAACGGAAGAAAGACGATGCCGTCGACGAGTAAAAAGCAGCACAACTTCATGAATGCCGTGGCCCATAGCCCGGCGTTTGCGAAGAAAGTAGGGGTCCCACAGTCCGTGGGCAAAGATTTTTCTAACGCGGACAAGGGCCGCAAATTTAAAGAAGGTGGCGATATGAAATCCGATATGATGAAAAAAGGCATGCCCGCAGCATTGGCCAAGCATGCAGCCCAACCCGCTTCTAAAGCCCACAAAGGCTTGAAAGCTGGCGGCATGACCAAGATGGGCGCTGTCAAGACAGCAGCTCCAAGCAAAGATGGCATCGCTGTTAAAGGCAAGACCAAGGGCAAGATGGTCAAGATGGCCTACGGCGGCAAAGCCTGCTGACATGATGGCCAGCCGTGGGATGGGGGCTATTGCCCCCTCCAAAATGCCCAAGGGTGTGCGTAAAGCCCGCCGGGATGACACCGACTTCACGCAGTACGCTGAAGGCGGTAAAGTCAATGCGGCTGGCAACTACACCAAGCCTAGTCTGCGCAAGCGGATTGTGAGCCAAGTGAAGGCCGCTGCAACGCATGGCACCAAGGCAGGCCAGTGGTCGGCCCGTAAAGCACAGCTTGTGGCTAAGAAATACAAAGCAGCCGGAGGTGGCTATCGTGACTAAAGAAACCCCAAACGCCAAGCGGCTCAAGGAAGAGAAGCGCCTTGAAGATTTTACGGAGCTAGGTCTCGTTTTTAACGAAGATCGCAACGCCATGAAAGAGCCTATGGGGCGTAAACTGGCACGTATGGTGGGTCAGGACGATGGTGGGTACGGTACTTCCCGCAGCGCTGGCGCACGTTATGCTGCAGGCAAAGCACAAGACAAAGTGTGGCGTGCAGGCGATAAAACCGTCGGAGAATCTGCGGACGATCCGACCGTGCGCCAAGCTCGTAAAGAAGCCGCTGCAGAAGAACGCCGGGAAGCTCGCGGCATGAAAAAAGGCGGCAAGGTTTCCGCATCTTCACGTGCTGATGGCTGCTGCGTCAAAGGCAAGACCAAAGGTCGGATGGTGTAATGAAAGCCCCGCAAAAGTCGCTCAAAGACTGGACCGACCAGAAGTGGCGGACCAAGAGCGGCAAGCCGTCTTCAAAAACAGGCGAGCGTTATTTGCCGGAGAAGGCGATAAAATCGCTGAGCCCCGCAGAGTATGCGGCAACGACCCGTGCAAAGCGTGCTGGTAAGGCGGCTGGTAAGCAGTTTGTGGCCCAGCCTAAGAACATTGCAAAGAAAACAGCAGGGTTTAGATAATGGCAAC